AGGTTGGATATTACACCGCCTGCCACACCCTCACCTCCTAAAAAAGAGCGCCATCATGGACGCTCTACTTTTTGTTAAGCCTATCGTTTTCACGCTTGATATGGATGTCCAAAGCGGCGTTAGCCTCAGCCATGTCGTCGTGATTCATAATCAGTAAATCACTATAAGTTATAGACATGTCCGAGAGCAGTAACCGCCACATCATCCAATTAGCATTAGCGCGTTTCGTTGCCTCACTCTTGTTTATCATCCTCGTCATCAACTCCAAACAAGAAGTTAATAGCCGCACCTACTACAGTCTCATAGTCCTTGAAGTTGTCAAAGGAGTCAAAGGTGACCTTGGGCTCAACAATGACATGCTTAAAAACCTCTTCACTCAATTTCTCGTCGGACGCGATGCCGTGTTTGTTCTTGATGCGGTCACGGATTTGAGTAACTGCGCGAACGCCTGGGAATTGGAACGTGTAAGTCGTCTCGTTGTGCTCGAAAGTTTTCTGGTGGAAATTAGCCATTGTTAAGCCCTCCTGGTATTAGATAAATTGGTGATTCGTCAACTTGATAGAGAACTCTCTATCGTCCGATTCATTGCCGTAAGATCGGTTAGCGGGCTTCGTGACAACTGCTGCTGTACTGGTGACAGATTCTTTAGGCTCCCCCGAATAAATGAAGCTCAGAGGTACAGGAGTGCCTGTGTTAGCAAGCTTGTCCAAATATGAAACCTGCGGACTGGTGGACAACAAGGTAATAGTAAAGCTCGCTAATGGGTTGTTAACCTTAGTGATAAGGACATCCCCTTGCGCGCCAACTTTGAATGTCGAGTTGTCTTCATCCTTCTCGAAAGCTACGGCGCTTTCAGCAAAACCTGTGATATACGTACCGCCTACGGACAAAGAGACGTCCATCGGGTCGTACGTTGTAGATGTACCTGCCATGTGTCAACCCTCCCTTAGATTTCAATCTCGCCTGTGATGTCTCCCGCATGGATGGCGCCAGCGAGTCGGAAACGGAATTTACCGCCTTTATAATGGCGTTGCTCTCGGTCTGCTGCGTCAACCTCGCTTGCTCTAGCAAAGTTAGTGCTATAGATCGGTTGCCCTTCGTCGTCTACGGCGATCATGCCGTTATTGAAGGCTCTCAGCAATACCTCTTTTACGACGCCTTCCATTTGCCCAATACCACGGCTGTCAAAAGGAAGCTTGTCGTTGCGGAAAAACAGCTTTTGAATACCCAGCTCAATGTTAAGCGTGATCCAGTCTTTAGACTGCACAACGTCGATGTACTCGCCGGATAAGGTCTTGCCTTCGGACGTCTGAGCATCGCCGGACTTGACAACGTACGTGTTCGCACCTGCGGCGTGAATGGCATTCATGCGGGTAGTGTTAATATCCATAGGCTGAATGCCTCTAAGCCCTTTGAACTTCCATGTCAAGCTTCCTGCTTCCGCTGACCCAGCTCGTCCGATCCAAGCAGCCTCAGGATAATTAGAGATATCTTCATGCTGCATCACTGTTGTGCGTTCGTAGTTCTGCGCCTTCAACGTCGCTACGTCTGCGTCACTTGACAAAGCCACGAATAGTTGACGCGTACCGTCCAATTCGACAGCATCGGCAATCGTCTTGAGCTTAGCTGCTGTACGCTCCGTACTCACCAAGTAGTACCAGTCGTTAGCCAGGATGCTGAACATCTCTGTTTGCAGATTAGCATCGGTGGTGTATTGCAGCGTTGCAATGCTAGAAGGCGAATTATCGCCTTGATTAAACAAAGCGTAAGCAGCTTTGTAAATCTCAGTCGTTACCGCAAAGTCTTCTAGTACCGCCTCTAAGTCGGCGTAAATCTTAAAATCCGTAGCTGTAGTAGCAGGCCCGGTGATCAAAGGACGTCCCAAGCCTGTCTTAGGCGTAGGTCTTAAAAGGGAAATTTTAACATTTACGTCACCCTTAATTGCCAAGTCTATTCCTCCTTTATGTCTGCCGTTTCGATGTACTCTAACGGTTTAGATGCTATGTTATTGGTGCGCAGTTCTACGGTCATGCCGCGTCTGCGTTCCCACACGTCAGCTACCAGGATGTCACGGTTAGCAACCATGCCGATATCCTGTACAACGGTATCATAGGGCTTTAACTGAACTCGTCCAATGGTCTTTAGCCAATCCTGTGTAAGCAAGATAAGCTCCGTTGCCCTCCAGCCGTCGTCAGAATGTGCCATGAAGTCAATCTCTAAAGAGACGGTTTCGCGCTGCATGTCGAGCCCTGGCTCCTGGTAGTAGACGGGGAATCCTATGTTTTCAGGTAGTCCACCGGATATGTCGTAAGTGATAAACTCGGTTCCTGGCGTTTCGCCATTGCTATTAAGCTCTATCACAGGTACGCCCGTGTAGGCTGTCAGCCCTTGAGTTATGGTGGTGTCTATCTCCTTAAACGGTATCATCGGATCACTACCTTTTTAAGCATGTAAGTGTTCTCGTCCCTGTACGAACGTTCGGTCGCAGCGTCAATGGTGTATGTGAGTCCCTGGTAGAGGATACGCTCTCCTGTCGTATGCTTGTACAACGTTATCAATCGTCTGTCGTCTAACGTGTACTTGCCTCGTTCATCCAGTGTCAATTGCGCGTCGAGTGGTTGGATAACTCCTCGAAGCGTGACATTTTCCTCTCCTCCAGGTACCCATTTTCCAGCTTCGTTGTAATGGCCTTCGGTTTTGCGTACAAGGACGTAACTCACTTTATATTTACGTGTTATCCCCGAAAATAAGAACCTTCTCGACAAATTACTCACCTTCTCCGCTTAGGGACAATGATATAGGTAATGCTGTCGCGCAGATCGGCTTCGGATATGAGAATCTTCTTGCCCTTCTTGTACCGTGCGTACAGAGGCGACAGCGGCGGCTGTTTAATGCGGTTGAAGTTGGCGAGGGTCTTCTCCTTGCCTATCTCCCCGATAGCCTGGAGGAACCCTGTAACGGGCGTCATACCCATAGCTACACCTGTGAGATTACCCTTCACCCACTTCGTAATTCCTGCGGTTGACTTCTTCTTACCTGTGCCGATGAACGACCGCGCTGGGATTTTCATCTTTGCGCTGCCGTATTCATGCACCCCCGCAATCATGGCTAGGTCGAAATCACCTTGCATCCCTATGTGTACCTCAGTTTTCGCCAATTTGCGCAACTGCTCTAGTATGGCAGGGACATAGGAAGACTCGGTGATTTCGACATTGACATTGCGCCTGGTCGAACGTCTCGGGCCTGCCATCTAAATACCTAGCATGGAGCGGATGAAGAGAGGGACGACGGCTGTCGATGTGTCGGAATAGCTCACCGATATGTCGCCTACTGTCTCCGAGTTGACTCCTTGCTCACGCATAAGAATTTGGGCCAGGAGAATACTAGCTAAGACATACTTAAAAGGCAGGTCAGAAGGAGGTGCATTAGGATCATCACTAGGTAAGATGTACCCAGCCTCATAATCGACGTCAATGATTCGGTCACCACAAGGCCAGCATTCTCGTCGAAACAGTATGCCGTTTTTAGTCTCTATGCGAAAGCTGTCTAGCTGCTGCCCCTTCTCGCATATCTCTAGCTTGAACACTTCCCGTATAGGGTAGTGCTGCAAAATCAGGTAATGTGTGCCTGGGCCGTCCACAGTTTGGACATGTCTTTTGCGCTCCAGTTCGAACCCAATAAGACTTTCTATCAACTCCTGGGATGCCTGGAGAGCGATAAGCAGATATGGGTCGTCTGCTGTCTCTTCGACAGGTATCCCTAATATCTCTTTAGCCTTCTTGAGTGTCGTCAGCATCCTGTTTCACCGCTTTCGGCTTCTTTGCTGGGGCTGTCGGTTTCGGTGCTGCTTCGACCAGTTTTGCAACTTTGGCAGACAGAAGCCTAGCTCCGTAGACCTCGTTAACCTCCACGAAGTCTCCAGGCAATACGGTGTTGCCATCACGATCCACATATGTGCTAACTACTTCGTACTTAGGCATGCTCTTACCTCCTTGTCTTAAGCCATGATTCCCGCGGCCTTTAGTTTAGCCAGTAAGGCGTTAAGATCGGTCACAAGGCCCGCTACGTCGGTCGCGGTGCTGTTGGCCTGGGTAGCTGCCATCTTTACCGTTCCTGCGGCTGCTGTGGTCGCTAGTGGTGGCGCGTAATCGCCTGCCTTGGCTGACGTTGACGTGGTGCCAATAGCAAGGTTAGACGTACCAGCGCCAATAGCTGTACGCGCTGCTGCTGTGCTTGCTGCTGTCAATACCTGCTTACCTACTGCTGTGGCGTCTGTAATGTCGTTACTTGTCACTGTGCTGGAACCGCCGCCACCATCTAACGGAATTTTATTAGTGGGGCCTACTGGCACAGGCTTACCGTCTGCATCTGCAATATAGAGCATACGACCTGTTAACTTATCCAAGTTGTCACCCTCCTTCGATTGTGGACGCTTGAGGGAATCGAACCCCCGTACACCAGTTGCGTCATAAAGCCCGACCGAAGCCGGGCATAAGTGAAGATTTATGTTAAGGCGTTGGAACGCCGAGTTTTACAAACGGGCTGACAGTGTCGCCGTTCTCCAGTTTCAGAGGGGCCTTGATCCAAGGGCCACCGTCCACATTCCAGAATGCTTTAATGATCGTTCTGTTGGAAGTAAACTTGACGTGGCTGGATGCCTCAATGAAGATGCCGGAACCGTCTTTGATGATGTAATAACCTAAGTCAAGCAGCATCAAGTCGCCTGCGGTACCTGACAACGGGCCGCGCTCAGTCCAACGGATAGGATAGCCCAGAAGCGTACCCTTAGTAGCGTCATTCGCGTTAGCTTGGTAGATGTAACGTCCACTTGGGTCAGTCATAGTCAACAACTGTACCAAGGTGGATTGAGAAGCCACCCAGATAAGGTCAGAGCTAAGTTTTGCCTTAGCCAGCATCTTAACAACATCAGTGTAGGTAATCTGTCCAGCAGTAGCACGCGGTACCGTGATCACAGCAGGTGACAGATTTACGCCGTCAGGCTTACCTAATCCGTCGCCATACAAGAACGCGTTATCCTCAGCATGGAGAATCGCTTGACTCAGCAAAGAGTTAAGCAAAGTATTCATACCGCTAACGTTACGTAACAGCTTGTCCGTTACTTCAATCGTACCTGCGACCTCATGCGGTTGCAGCGTGAAGTCCGTGAAATTTGCATCCGTACGAGGTTTCTCTGCACCTTCTTCGATCCACTGAACCTCTACACCGCCGTACATGTTGGACGTCTCGGATTGTTGGTCGAGGATAGGCCATTGAATGCTGGCATCAGGGTATTGCCCGTCTGCTGGAATAACACGAGCCCGTGGACGCACGATAGCCGCCTCTGTAGCCAAACGAAACATTTCTTTACTCAGTTGTTGCGGTACAAAAATACCACCTGTCGATTTGTTACCCAGTGTCATGTCACGGTACTGCTTCAATCGGGAATCGGTAGGATCAAAACGCACTGTGCTGACAAATTCACCTAAGCTGCGGAACTCGGTTTCGTGATTAGGGTCTTCGGGTGTTTTTGGGGAACCAGTACCCGCCTCCATTTTGAAACGCTCAGAACGTTCCTCGCGAACAATCTCAGCTTCCAGGGCTTCGACTTCATTTTCAAGCACCAGGTACGAATCGTCTTCCTCTTTCGTAAACCCGCGTTTCTCGGTTGTGGCTTTATCAAGCATTTGACGAATCTCGTCTTTTTTCGCTGCGAGTTCGGCGCGAATGTCGCGCAAGGTACGCTCCGCGAAAGTTTGCAGGTTAAGCGTGTACTTCAATTGTTTCTTCGACATGATGTGCCTCCTAGAGTTTTAGTTTTCTGCGGCGTAATTCTACCAGTGCGATAGCCGCGTTCGCTTCGTCCTGCTGGCGCTTCTCTTCCATAACGGCCTTGATATGCTCCTCATGCACATCCTTAGCGGAACGTATACCCGCCGTGGATTGTGGATAGGCTGGTAAGGTTACAGGGCTTACCTCGAATAGCTCGGCCTCGGTGACGGTTCGCACCATCATGTCTGGGTTAGTTTCATCCCAATCTTGCTTAGTAGCTCTGAAAATGAAGGAGGAGCCGCGTACATCTCCGCGCTCAATGGATTCGACATACTTGTCAGCCCATGAAGGCGGCGTAATCTCATAGCGTAACCCTATTTCGTCCTCTACGATAGTGAGTGTGTTAGGTGTACGCCCTAAAATCTCCCGTTCGTCGTGTTGCCATGACGCGTAAACGTCCGGCTGCGTTAAAGCAGCGGCGAAGGCTCCACGTGAAAACTTTTCGACGAACATCCCGCCGATTGGGGACGATGGAGCGTCCCAACGTACGGCATACCCGACGATCTTGGTGGGCTCGCCTTCTGCCTTCCTTACTTCGGGCTTGTCTTGCCTTCCCATAAGGCTGCGATGCTCTTTGTCATTCTTCTGTGACATCTTCGTCACCCCCTTCCTTGGTGTCTTCTCCGTCGGTATTCTCCTCTGGAGGAGCTTGAACCACTGGAGCAGGTGTAGGAGCTAGCTGCTTCTCATAATACTTGTCCAACAAATCAACGGGCACCATATTGAGAGGTACGAGGTAGCGGTCTCCGCCTTCGATGGGGTTCTCATTCTCCTTCTCTCGGATGTCGTTCTGTGAGTAGACACCGATGTTAAACATAGCTGTATAAAATGCAGCTCTTGCGGCTGAGTCGCCTCGAAGCTTACCCTCTATAAGGTGTTCAACGTAGATGCGCTTGCGCTCCAGTACCGTGAAGAGTTGGTAATTCATAGCCTGTTCTATCCGTGACAACCACGGCTGTATCGTATATGTTAAAAAGTCTATCGACTGCTGTTCTATGTTCGAAAACGTGGCACGCTCTAAGTCTCCGAGCATGTGCGGCGGCACTCGAAATATCCGTGCAATCTCTAGAATTTGGAATTTACGCGTTTCTAAGAATTGCGCATCGTTCGGCGGTATGGTATTCTTAGCAAAGGACATACCCTCTTCTAAGAGCATCATACGGTGAGACTTACCGAGTCCTTCATAGTTCTCTGTCAGGCTCTTTCGAAGACGCTCAAAGGCTTCGGGGCTTAGTGTCTCGGGGTGAGTCACAATAGCACCCGTATTCATGCCGTTTTCGAAGAACTCGACGCCGAACTGCTCAGCGGCTAGGCCAAGCTCTAAAGCTTGTCTTGCCCAAGCAATGACAGATATACCTTTCTTACCGTCGAACCCCAATCCTGGGATATGGAGTACAGCGTAGTAAGGTAAGTTCCGTTGTATGCCTGTCTTCTCAGCGGTAACGCGGAAGTACGGTGCGCCGTCCTGCGTCTCCATGTGCTCAATGCGCCAAGGTGGTATAGGCCAAAGCCCTACGGTTTCGCCGCGTTCGTTAGTCTCAATTTCAGCGTAGCAGTTACCCCACAGCGCAAGGTGCGTGACCAGGAGCTCACGGAAAGTAAAGGCTGTCATGTACGGGTTCGGTCTAAGTTGTAGCAGCTCTCCAACGGGATGCGTTATGCGCTGTTTGCCTCTCGGCTTAAGCCGCTTATACACGGGCATGGGGAGGTCTGCTATAGTCTCAGCTAGAACACGGACACAAGCCTGTACCGCTGTGTATCTCATGGATGTTGCAGGTGTTACCGAGTTACTTCTTCCTGGGTCTAGGCCGAAAGCTCGGTATAACCAAGGCTTAGGGTTAGACACGGTACTGGTCTCGCTTCTCTTTTCAAAAAAGCGGCTTATGATCGGTATCCTAATAGTGTTCACCCCCTTCCAGCTATATGGTTCTCACCCCGCGCTCCTCATAGACGGAAGGCTTCTGCTTTCCGAACTTGGCAAGCGTGAGTTTGTGTGCATCTATAATAGCGTCAACAGGGTCTATCCGTTTTGTCTTGGCGTTCGGTTCCTTGTCTACCTTGATTTCCTCGAAGCTGTTCGATGTTGTCTTAGCGTTCTTGATACTCCAGGTCATAAGCTTTTCAGACTTGTTGTACCGAACGTGGACAGCCTCAACTTCAAGTTGAAAATCAACTGTAGCGTCGTTCAAGCTGCGAGCACTTTGGGTTATCTCGACAAGGTCGCACCCGAATTCAGACAAATCATGCAAAAAGGCGTCAGCGTTATGCGGATCATAAGCTATGCCAATCAGCTTTATTCCGTAGTCCTGTATAATTCGCTTGTAGTAGGCAATGATATATTTGTAATCCGTTTTGACGCCGCCCATTGTATGCGTGGGTGTCAGGAGTCCGTCCCGAATCCACATGTCGTAAGGGGCCTTGTCCGTCTTTACGTGTTCGGCTACGCGTGCGGCTGGTATCCATGAATGGGAAAATAGATGATATTCCGTGTGGCTCCCTTCGATAACGATGGGAAACTCTAACACGCCAGTTGTTAAATCGCCGCCACTCGACAAATCTAGGCCGAGTATACACTCTTTGCCGCGCATATCGTCGAGCTTTGTTTCACTTTCACACTCTTTCCACTTATTTATACGAATGTACTGGCCTCCGTAGAACTGAACCCATATATTTAGGGATTTTGTCATAAAATTGCGAAGTTCCTCGCCTTGCATGAGCTTGGCTTTCTTTGCTGAGGCGCGTAGGCTCAGTAGGCGTTGTTCCGTCCATAGCGGGTTGGCCTTTATCCAATTGTCCTCGTCCCATATGTCGTCTTCTTCATCCAAGCGGCAGATAAACACGAACTGTGTTTCATCTTCAAGCCCTGCTGCGCCGGACAGGATTCCTATACAATACTCGGCAAGCTCATAACATGGGCTTGTCAGGTCAAACCCTGCTGTCGTAATAACGGATATCATGCACTCCTTTAGGAAGTTGGTCCCATCGACAAGAAGTTTGTACATCTGACTATCTTTGTGCTTGTGGTATTCATCGACAGACGCAAAGTAAGGCCGGAAGCCGTCAATGGAGTTGGTGTCTCTGCCGAGTGCGCGTATTTCTCCTTGTGATACGTTGCATATAATCTTGGAGGCGTATTCTTTGACACTGAACAGACCGCCTTTACCGTTTACGCCGCGCAGCTCCTCGTCTGCGTTGATAAACTTGATAATCTCCTTGAGGACGATCTTGGCCTGTAGCTCCTTTGTGGCTGTGCAGTATACTTGCGGGTACGCGTATCCGTCGAAGTTTCCATAGTAAGCCGACGGGCCTGCGTTACCGATGGACTTACCGTTCTGCCGCGCCACCTCAATGTAAGATGTGCGAAAACGGCGATATCCGTCGAGCCTCTTCCAGCCATGCCAGGAGCCAAAGATAAAATCTTGGAACCCGTATAGCTGTAGTTGCTCGGCGGTATCGCCTTCAAGAATGGTTAGAGCTTCTAAAAAGTCAATGAGGACATGCGCTTCGTCTGGATCAAAGTAATACGGAAAATCAGGTGTGTTCTGTCGAGCCAGGTCACGTAGATGTCGCTCACATGCTTGCCGTTGTAAGGTTCCAGACGGTATCCTGCCGGACACAACTTCCTCCGCAAAGGCTGTCACTCTGTCAGGATAGTTTCCCATGATGTCGGGCTGTAAGGCGTACGGGAATCTAAGAAGTAAACTGTCAAAATCATGCATTCTTCTTTCCTCCAAACCCTGCGAACTTAGATGCCGATGGTGGAGTCTCCGCTTTCGGTGCTGAGCGTATCCGCGCCAGTGGATTTAAGAATAGACGGTCTTGCATCTTGATAAGCATGTCCATTTTCTTGTTGATAGCTGTCTCAACCTTGAGTATTCCCTCCAGGCTCGCCAGTTGCGAGAGGTACTGCATTACCTTTAGTGCAGTTTCGCTCAAATCTCCACCGTAATCGTCGAAAAAATCGTCGAACATATCGGAATTTACAGAAATTTCGTTTATTTTTTGGTGAGTTGATACTAACTTTTCATACTCTGAATAGGTCAAACAGTACATGGTTAACATACCTACGTCGGACGTAGTAAGCACCTTGACACCCTGTTTGGCTGCTTCTTTGTAATCCTTCATGGCTTTCTTCCAGTGAACCAAGGCGAGAGCATCGTCTCGCACCGTCTTCGGCGTTTTTATCTTGTCTAGATCGTCGTTACCTAGTTTTATCTCGGCGGCTTCTCTCGCATCTAATTCCGCTTTAGATAGCTTGCTTTTATTCCCGTTAGCGCGCATCTGCTGAACGGATTGTGGGGGTCTTGGCATCGGTTACTCTCCTCCCAGGAAGTTAATTTCCGGCATTTTACGCGAAAAAAGGGGGCCGCGGTCTAATATTTTTAAATTTTCTAGAAATTTGGGCCCCCTACCCCTTTTCAAAAATTTCAGATTTTAATTTAAGATTTTCTAATTTCAATTTCACTTGATTGGTTTATAGCCTTGTCTTTCTCATTGAGGCGACGCACCCAGTCAGTCAGGTTCTTGTTCAAGCACTGGCGATCAGCTTCCTGTAGGTTCTGCTTGGTGCACCATGCTCGTTGCTTTATTACCTCTAGCTCTAGCTTCTGCTGTAGTGTGATACCTCGCATCCTGTCCCACCAGCGCAGACGTACACCAACTATATTCACAGAGATATAGCCGTCACTCGTGTACACTTCTCCGTGGTTGTGACTCAGCGCCTCTACTCTACTCACCTTCCACCCTCTTGGCTCTACACGTACTCGTGCAGATGGTTTATCAGTCATATGCCTTAGCCTCCTTCCTGTTAGCCTTATCGCATGCCTTCTGTGCACGTGCATACATAGCTATGGACTTGTCCAGTAACGTAAGTCCTACCATCCTATCCCACCAGTATACGCGTACGCGTATGCCCTGGAACTTACCAGTGGAACGTCTGCATATAACTACTGCATTAGTGCGATCATCTACAGGCTGTATATGGTGTACATAGTATTCACGCATAGTAAGGCCCTCCTTCACTACACTCCTTGTTGTACTGCTCCGCTAGACGCAATACATGGTGTACTCGCTCATAATCGGTCATTATGGCACCTGGATGTAGCTTAGGCCAGTGGCGCAGAATGTAGCCAATCCTTTCGTCTTTACGGCTCCTAGCGGTATAGGGTGACAACGGCAGGCGGCGTTTAATCATATGATGATCCACTCCACCGCTTTATAGTCGGATATCAAGTCCCGTAGGCGCTCAGCCAGGTTGTACAGGACAGCAGAATCCATAGAACGCCCGGTAAAGCTGTCGTTAATTCTGCGAACCTCCTCCATGAAGCATTCTGCATGCCATTCTGATAAAAAGGCTGAGCTATCGATTTTCGAACGAAACCCTTCAACGCCAGCCTCAACCGACAGAATTTCATTATGCACAACAATGACCCAATCCGTATTAGCTCCCATTACCAAAACCTCCGTCGTATTTAGCTGTTTTCGTGCTATGGCAGGACTCGCAAAGCGGTTGCCAATTCTCTTTAGCCCAAAACAGCTTTTTATCCCCTCTGTGGGGTTTAATGTGGTCAACCTCAGTTGCTTCGATGTATTTTCCCTTTTTGACGCACTCCACGCATAAATAGTGCTCTCTTAAGTATCGTTTTCTAGCTGCTCGCCATTTATGGTCGTATCCACGTTCTGCTGAGGTGCCTCTCGCCTTCTCTTTGGCCTTCTCCGCGTCTTTATGCTCCTGGCAATACCTTTCCCCCACATCGACGACTTGCTGACAACGTGGGGACGCACAGAAGCGCTTAAGCATCTTCTTTACCAATAGGATTAAAAATATGGTGCATTTGATGCCATTCCTTCTGCCATTCCTTCTGCCAATCATACACACGCTGGCTAAACTCTTCGATAAGCTCGTTAGGCTTCCGCTCAAGTCCGTATATTTTTGCTTCAATTCGGACACCTTCATCACCTGGTTTTTCAATCTCTCCTGGTTTAGTCTTAGGTTCAGGATTTTTCCCTGGTATGTATGGGGGTGTTGGCTCCTGCCCATACACAGCTTTATCCAAGTACCATTGTGCTTTACGCAGGTCTTCGTATCCGTTCTTATGACCGTGGCGGCTGACATACTTGATCACATTGCCCAGGAGATAGCCTTCAAACTGTTCAGGCGTCAACTTAGCTTGGATATAATCAATTGTCTCAATGCCGCCAACGGTGTAATGATCAGGTTGATTCACAGGATCACTCATTTACTTTTCACCCTTTCTATTTTGGCCTTGACAGCAGCCATTAAGGCATTCTGTCCTACAGCCTTATTTTCCAATGCTGCTATTACGTTTTCGTCCATTGAATCGGCGGTCACTAGATGTTGAATAATGACATTGCTGTTCTGTCCTTGTCTGTATAGCCTTGCATTTGCCTGTTCATATAGCTCTAGGCTCCAGGTCAGTCCAAACCATACAATATGGTTACCACCGTACTGTAAATTGAGTCCATGACCCGCTGAGGCAGGGTGGCAGGCTAGCAGAGGTATTTTGCCTTCGTTCCAGTCGTCCATATCCGTCTTACCGTCTTTACCTTTGCGCAGGAGGCGCAATTGTGGGAAACGGGCTTGCAGACGTATAATGTCGTGCTTATAGGTGTAGAATAGTAGAATAGGCTGTCCCGCTGCTGATTCAAGTATATCCTCTAAGGCGTCCAGCTTCGCGTCATGGATATTGATTATAGAACCATCTTCGCTATAGGCGGCACCGTTCGCCATCTGCAACAGTTTATTGCTCAATACCGCTGCTGACTGCGCCACGATTTCACCCTCAGAGAAGGATAGTAATAAATCCTCTTCCAATCGCTCATATTGGATTCTTGCCTTGTCGGGCATTTGGACTATCACCTGGGTAGGTATCATCTCGGGCATTTCAAGCCAGTCCTCTGCACTCATACTAATAGCTACGTCGCTTATCTTGTCGTACACCTTTTTCTCTGAGTCTGGTCTAGCTTTCCACTCATAGACCATTTGCGGGCCGTACTTAGAGGGGACTAGGTATTGCTCTCGGAATCCGGTCAAGGTTTTCCCAAGTCGCTCTCCCTGGTCAATTAAGTACATCTGTGACCACAAATCTTCCAATCCGTTGGGTGCTGGAGTACCAGTGAGGCCCACGACACGGGATATCAATGGGCGTACCTTCTTCAAAGCTCTGAAACGTTGAGACTTGCCGGACTTGAAGCTCGAAAGCTCGTCCAGTACAACCATATCAAAATCCCACTTTTTAACGCCTACTTCCTGAACTAGCCAAGGCACATTTTCACGGTTGATGATATAGATATCTGCTTTTTCCTTTAACGCCTTACGACGCTTTCGTTCATCGCCCATAACCTTAGAAAAGGTCAAGGCTGATAGATGCGACCATTTCGCTATTTCATCGGGCCATGTATGTTCCGCAACCCTTAAAGGCGCTACGATCAGAACCTTATTAACTTCGAGTGTGTCATACATCAGCTTCTCAATAGCGGTTAGCGTTACAATCGTTTTACCTAATCCCATTTGTAAAAACAGAGCTATAGCCCTGTCATCAACGATGCGGTCAATGGAGTAACTCTGATAGTTATGCGGTGCGAATTTCATAAGCCTTCACGCTTTCTTCGGCGTTTCTTGCTGCCGCGGGCCTCTTTCAGGTCTGACTCCGTATAATAACGTCTGCCGGAAGGGTATCGTCTAGCAGGTAAGTCACCCACTTTGTCCCATCTCTGCAACGTCCTAAGGGATACGCCTAAAAGGGTAGCCATTTCAGAAGGCTTGTATATCTTTTCCATGCTGCACCTCCTTACTTTCTACAGTATATTATGTTATGTCGCATTTGTCCACATATTTCTCAATAAAGTTGTCGACGCCTTCTAGTGTGTCCAAAACGTCCACATTAAACCCCATCTTTCGTATCCAGTTCAGGAATCGCACCTGCAATGGTCTGGGCTTACCTCCTGGTCGCTTTAGCTCGACGAACACAATCCGACCTCCAGGAAACAACACAATCCGATCCGGCACACCCGCCACTCCAGGACATACCCATTTCAGGGCTAAACCTCCATTCCGTTTGACCTCTCTCACCAGTCTATTTTCGACACGACTCTCCAGCATGAGAATACCCCTTTCAGCAGGCTTGGACATAATGGACTTAAAAATCTCATTTTCCTATACCTTTTTATAAACCCCTTTAGCATACCTAATTATAGGTTTACCATCGGTATTTACTATGCTAATACTACTATCAACACTTTTAATAGATAATAAAGTCTATAAAGTCTATACAGCAATAATCCCTTATGTGGCAAGAGTTTAGGCTTGGTCTTTACTCCTGAAAACTAAAGTCTGAGTAAAGACCTAAAGTCTAAACGTTAGACATATCTAATGTTAGTAAAGTCAGCTTATGTCTATGACTCTGTCGAAGGCTGTCTGTTTACCATACTCCTTGAAATAGTGTCTTGTATCGCGTTCGCTCCACCCCTTCAAGGTACGTAAAATGGATACAATTTCACGGCCCTGGTATCGGTTCATCTTGGTACTGGATTCACCCAGGCAAGACGTCCATATCTCCATTGCACATATAAGGTTGGGCTCCGCTCCATCAGGTAAGTTGGATTCCCTCTCAGCGAGGTAAGCTTCAATAAGTCCTTCTCTTGGGTCCCGCTCTTTCGCGGCCTCTTGACGCTCCTCAACAATGGCATGCGCTTCTCTTGATACTTTTGTATCCTCGCCTGTGTTGTAAGCGAAAAGGGCTTCTGCCCATATCTGGTGCAGTACCTCGTCGGTCATGTCCTCAAAGTGTGAATACTTACGGTGCTCAGGCCGTGCCTTGATAGGCCAGAAACGTCGATTCCCTGTCATGTCCTGTAGGAACTCCTCTTTATTGGTCGTACCGAAGAATACAGACCGTCGTGGGAACTCCGACACTACCCGATCGTAGGCGACACGGTATTTATCGGACGTTTTCGATAGGAAGGCTTTCACCTCTTCGGCGTCACTCTTCTTCATGGCGCTCAGCTCTCCAAGCTCTACAATCCATGCCTGCTGTAAGTGCTCTCCGACCTCTTTGCCTTCCAGGTTTTTTATGCTGTCAGAAAACCACGCTCCTCCAAGCCTCGCCAGCAAACTACTTTTATGGCTTCCCTGTGGGCCTGCGATAATCATACATTCATCAAACTTACACCCGGGTTCGTATAGACGCTTAACAGCGGCAATCATCATACGCCGTGTAGCCTCTCGCTCATACAGCCCGTCAGGCGTTCCCAGGTAGTCGATAAACAGCGTATCCAGGCGTTCGACACCATCCCATTCCACGGATTCCAGCCACTCCTTGATAGGATGGAAAGTGTTCTGCCGAACCACGTCGGTGAAGGCGTTCATGATCATAGCCTGACTGGTGAAGTCGTAACGTGTATTAAGGTAATGCTGTAGACGCTTGTCGTCTGATCCAAGCCACGGCTCATAGCTCCTACGCTTATTCGACCTTTTCCTCCACGGCAAGTCGGCGCGAATCACCTCAGAGTTGGAAAATTCGTCATAGGCGAATACACCTTCAAAGGCACCATTCTTCAATATGAGCTCTATATTTTTCCCGTTCTGAACGACACCATCTTTCGTCATAATCAGCTTCTTACGCCATGATCTGTCTTTCTTGGGCTTGTCCTCTGTATCAGACGCTTGTCCATCCTGAACATCCGACCCATCCTCATACTCGTCGTCAAAATCCCCTAGGACACGGTCTGCGAGAAGCATACGAACCCTTTCATCTTGTAAGGCAAAATCTGACATCGCTTTAAAGCTAGGACGCTTAGAGGTGTTGGTCTTCTCGGATGTGTCTTCGTCAAGCTCCCCAAACTTATGCACCCGTACCAGGTCGAAGATATTGAGGCAATGGCCCGTGTTGGCAGGATCGGTCTGGTGCTCTGAATAGGCCCAAGCGTCGTCATACACACGCATACCACCGAAAGAGCTACCCCCTAAATACGTCCAGCGCGTATCGTTGCCCGTGGAGTCGTAGATATCGCTTAGGAATATCTCAATACCCTCGGTCATGGTATAGACAGAGCAGAAGTCACCTACGATGCTTTCTTTGGCAGATGGGTCGCCAAGCTTGTCCACCATTTTATTGAGTGCTGTCTTCTCCCCTTCATGCTTGGGCCACAACTCCGCGTCTCTCCAGTCGTCGCCGTACCGCGCCAGCACCTCATCAACCACCAAGGGGCCGCCGAACTCAATAACAAGTTCTTCCTCAGCGTCCTTAGAGCGTGAAGGGAAGTACATGAGACGGTGGATGTCGAAAGTGGTCTTGTCGAAATACTCCATGCCAATTTCCTCAGCTATCTTCCGGCTAACCGCTGCATACTCGTCTGCGTCCATTTCCCTGTCCACGTTGATTACTAATCTGTATTTAGGGGTATGAACTCGGTGGGAATGGGTAGAATAGATTACGTAGTCAACCGCGCCAAGCATCATGGTGACCATGTCTATAAAATACTCGTCGCACTCGTCAGCGTCCAAGGTGATCAGGCTGCGAGTCGGCACGTTCTCTTTAATCCGGCGTCCATGCTGAACAGAGCCCCCAACGAAGCAAGGGCCGTCCTTGATCTTGCCTTTCTCGTCTTTGCTCATGGCGTCGTACTGCGCCATCGTTTCCTTAGTCACCCGAGTATCACAAAGGAGCGCGACAAATTCGTCCCACTCCAGGTCTACGTCTTTCCATTTTGTACTGGCGCGGTTGCGCCCCTTGGATATTGTAATCATAGCTTAGCATCCCTTCTTGTTTCGTACGGGTTTAGTACAGGCTAACTCCTTGGGCCATCCGAGCTTAGATATTCTTGAATGGAATGTCTGGTAAGATATGCCGTTCTCATTGGCGCGTTTAATGTAGGGGTCTAGCTTGCGTCTCCCGATCCCGAGCTCCGCTGCTTCTTTTGGCGTTCTTGTTGGCAAGGTAGCCGCCTCAAGAGGGCTCATACCCTCTCGTACCCTTCGGCTGTATGTTTGACGGCTGATACCGTTAGCCTTGTACAGCTCCACCATGCCGTAAAGGACTCTTGGGGTAACAGGCTTAGTTATAGCTTTGTCAACGTCCCATCCTAATTGTCTAACACGACATTCTACGTTCTCAGCTGATATCCCGTTAGTCTTGGCAACCTCATAATCGAATGGAGTAATGTAGATGTACCTTTTCTCACTCATTCCATGTTCCTCCATTCGAGGTACTCTTCACCTATGGCAATCAGAACGCGACTAATGTAGGATTGTGTTATACCTAGTTCGGCTCCTATCTCTTTTTGCAATAGGCCATCCATCCTAAGCTGTAGTATGCGACGCTCTTGTGCTGGCAGGTATGAAATAAACGCCTCAACCTCTGGGCAGGATGTGTCGAAGAAAGCTGAGCCTGCTATATCGTCTTCACGCGGTTCCATAACGGGCCATCTCCGCTTACGTAGCAACATGCACAATTCGTTGTCAATGATCCGTGCGGCCCAAGTCATAAACTTGGCCTTGGAGGGGTCGAAGGATTCAGCGGCTTTCGTTAGGCCGAACAGAGCTGCGGATATGACGTCCTCTGTGGGCTGCTTCCAAGTGAGAGACTTGTTGAAGGAGTGCGCTCTCTTAAGGGCAAAGTTATAATGTTCTTCGGCAAGAGTCTGTTGTTCTGTGGTTAACATGTTATCAGTCCTTTTTATAGTATTCAGTCTCATAGCCTTCTGCCTTCAACAGTAAGCCAGGAGCCCAGGGAATAGCTTGTCCTAATATTTCAGATACCTCACTAACAGAGCTGTAGCCTATAGGTTCCTCAAGCACAACCTCGTCATGGACATGCATTACAATGTCGTAGCCTTGCTTGTCCAATCTGAGCATAGCTACACCCAGGCAATCACGGCTTATAGCCTGTACAATGTTCTCGACCAGCTTAGGGCCGTAAGTCTCTGTGCGTATCCACTTGCGCGTGGTCTGGTCTACGTTCATGTAAGTGAGTACAGGCTTTCCAAACTTACCATCTCTTAGCTTAGGATCAACATAAGCCAATCGTCTGCCGGAAGGAAGCTCTATGTAAAGCGTGTTCCCCTTGACTTCGAATGTTAACCCAGGGTGCAGCTTTTGAGGTCTGCGAGTTACCACCGCTTTCATGGCTGCGTCGCCCACATTCCACCAGAATCGGGTTATCTTCTTGTTCGCTTTACGCCAAGCTTTTACCAGCGGGTCAAGCTCGTCGAGAGATAGCCCCATCTTAAGCGCACCCATCTTTTCCAGTGCCCCAACGCCGCCGCCATAGCCTAGAGCAAGCTCAGAAATCTTCCCTTTCTGGCGCAGAGCCTTGTCAATCTCGTCTAGCGGAATACCGAACATCTGAGAAGCTGATGCCTCATATATCTTGCCGTGCGAAGCGAATACATCCATACGCCACTGTTCACCAGCACACCAAGCGATTACCCTTGCTTCGATGGCAGAGAAGTCGTCCACAATGAAGCGGCATCCAGGCTTGGCGACAAAAGCGGTACGCACCAACTGGGACAACACATCCGGCACACTACCGTACATGAACTCAATCATGTCATAGTCCTTCATTAAAAGTAGCTGCCTAACAAAATCAAGTTCCTCCATCTTGTTCTGTGGAAGGTTTTGCACCTGCACCAAGCGACCCGCCCAACGCCCCGTACGGTTAGCGCCGTAGAACTGGAGCAAGCCGCGTGTACGTCCATCCTTGCCCCTGGCGTTCATCATAGCGACGTACTTCTTAACCGACGTCTTGGACATTTCTTTGCGATAGCGCAGCATCTTACCTACGCTTTCGTCCAGTCCGGCGTCCTTGGCTCTTTTCATGACGTCTACTATGGTTTCTTTGTTAAGGGATTCCACCTCAATACCGTAGTCCTCAATCCAGCCTTTAAGCTGTGGTAAGCTATTGGGGTTGTCCAGTCCTGTCAGCTCTTTAGCCTGGATTATGATACGTTCTTGGTACGCTGCATTACATTCGATAGCGTTCTCAACTAGATCATAATTCACCAGGATTCCCCTGTCATTTATCTTCTGATCCAGCGCCCACAAATCCCACTCCAGTTGTGAAGGGCCTTGAGCTAACAGCTTTCGGCGTACCTCGCGTTCAACCACAACGTCCTGTATGTTATAGTCCTTGTACTGTTGCCACTTTTCAGGATTGTGCCAAGGCATATTGCGCGTTCGGCCTCCGTTAATCTTAGTGGGCTTACATGGAACGGAAAAATACTTAATCAAGGCTTTACCCTTCGCATCCTTTCGAGCCTCCAAGCCGAGCGCATCTGCTGCGCCTTCCAGGTAACCTGGTAAGCCTGCATATTGAGCGAGTACCGCTGAACATTGCCATTCGCTCGGTCGCATCTCCCACCCCGTATGTACTCTCAGTGCTGTGCGTTCGAAGTTGGCGTTAAATGCGGTCTTGAGCACGCGACTGTCGGTAAGTGCCGACATCACATTTTCGGGTATCATGGCTAAATCTGTCAAGTCAATTAATTCGACAGGCTCGTCGTCGAATGCATAGGCGAATAACAGTATCTCAAAATCAGGCGATTCGACATAAGGATACACGCCGCTGTCTTTAATGTTAACACTGGAAAACGTCTCCAGGTCTATAGATAAGGTTTTCATTCTCCGTTCCACCTCATAGCCAGTACGTGATTGACTACCACTTTGGGTAATCCGACTACTCTCGCAATATGCGTACGTTTCATCCCGACAGCGTTCCATCGTATAATTTCAGTTATCTTGTCAGGCTCGACAGGCTTTGCTAACATCTCGGCTAATACGTCAGGTCCAGCGTAAGCGATGATAAAATCTTGACTTACACCGCCCATCATGCCGGAATTGTTATACCGACGTCTACGGGTCGAAATTGGAAAATCCATGTAGAAACCCCCTTTAGACACATCGTAACATTTCTTGCGCCCTATGTCTATATCTGTCGCAAAATAAAAAAGCCCCGAAGGGCTTATCTTTTAATCCTTTTCGAAACCTGTTATCAAACGGTGAGCTAACCATACAGGTACATCGTCGACTAAGGCGTCAGGCTTGATAAGCTTGCCGGAATACTCGGGCTTCATAGCTAGCTTTGCCCTGCGCGCTATGTTCTGTCTGGACGTCCCTATCGCTTTCGCTACGGTTGCAGCGGTTACGTATTTAAGCATTTACCATATCCTCCATTCAGGTAGATCATTGTTGTCGTCATCATCGTCATGGCTGAATAGGCTTTTAAGGAACTGCACCAACTTACTCCACATACTCAACAACCTCCACGTTGTCACCTATCTTCCGTGACAGTCTCCACGCTGCTGCTTCTGCCCGTCTCCGTGTTGAGTACACCTTTACAGGCGTTTCAGGTGAAGCCATCGACGGGTAATATTGTCCTTGGTGTACGTAGGTCTTTCCGGCATATAAATCTCTTCCGCCATCTAGGCTTATCACGAATCCCATATCCAGCCCCCTAATCTTTCAGCACCCATTCCAGCAGTGCAATTTGATCACGTATAGTTGTTTCTCGCTGCATGTACTTAGCAGCCTCGCTGCATGTACTTAGCAGCCTCGCCGTAAGCTCGTAGCTGTGCTTGTACGTACGCTTTATGGTTTAAATCTCTAACCTCCCCTTTAAGTATCAGTAACCGCCCTCGTATAGCTTCCTCTCTTTTCATTGTTCAATCTCCCCCCCCCCCCCCACCCTTCTATAGTGCAGGTGTTCCCGGCTCCGTCTTCCCAAGCGTCGGCAATCGGGCATTCACCATCGTCCAATTGATCAGACATGGTATTTAACGCTTCGCCATCGCCCGGCACGATGGTTCCAATCTTTTCGTCGTCTAAGTTATATACTGTAAAGACACCGTGTTGTAATACTACCTTCGCGTTTTCAGTCACCCATAAATTCATTTTAAGTCCCTCCCGTTTGTTTATGCTTAAATGTTACCACCAAGTATTGTCTTTGTCAACATTATCTTTAAGTTGCTATATAGAAAGTCTTTCACGTTGCTATAATCATTTAGGCTTTCCACTTCAACGATATCGTACACCACGTATTTCCCTTTCACTTCCTCCGCATCGCCCGTTTGACTTACTATGTATCCGGCGGCTGTGAATAGGAGCCTTGCGGCTTCACGGGCAAGTTCAACCTCTGTTTTTGTTTTTGCGGTGAACTTGATCCAGCCCACGCGGTAGTCGCCACCCTCATAGTCGAAACGGGTACGTACGGATGTTGTTTTCTCCAGTACGCAGCGTTCCTCTACACAAACCCATACTCCGTTATACATACACTCATACACGTTTTCAAGTCCGTTATGGTAATGCTTGCGAGCGTTCAATACCAGTTCCTTACCGTTTACCTTAGCTTTGATTATCATGATCGTTTCCCCCATTAGTTTAGTGAGTAGCTTCGTTCCAGTACGCTGTTTCCTTATGAACCTATCTTACCATTCAGGGGTGCGATTGTCAACACCCGTACACGATATTATTTTCCCTTCATTATATAGACGCAAATCGACATAAACGACGAAAGTAGAAATACGTGGAAAACAGTAGCATTATGGAGCTATTAGCAGGTAGCCCTACCATTCGACTGAATTTTACGCTAATATGGTCGAAAATAGGTGTTGATTACTGTCGTAAACGGTGGTATTATTAGTCCTGTAAGCAAGAGCAACAACGTACAGTAAACGAAAGCGCAACAGTGTATTGTATAGCAGGACAAGCCCACTAGGAAGGCGGTGAAACGGTGGGAGGTTTAGCGGAAACCATATCAGAAAATGTGATAAGGCTTAAGGAGAAAAAAGGCTGGTCGTATTATAAGTTGGCACAAGTTAGCAAAATACCTGAATCGACAATATACGGGCTAGCTTACCGTAAGCAAGGGATTGATTCAGAGACGCTATTAAAATTAGCCGATGCGCTTGGAGTCAAGACGGACGAACTGCTGGGAAGGAAGTAAGCTCATGGAAATTGGAACTGCATCGCATTACGCACTTGTGGCACGCTTCTTCATTGACAAAGCGGTTCACGACTACACGATCAAAGGTGTCAACCCTAAAGGAACATTCTTCCTTAAAATGGGTAAAAAATATAACACGTTAGCCGAAAATCGGCTGAAAGGGGAAAATTAAAAATGGCAATTACAATTAACGTATCAGGTGAAACAGCAACCGAGGTATTGAAGGATTTACGCGAAATTTCAGGAGCATTGCTTGCGGGTCAATCGGCTGTGTCGAAGGTTGACAAAACAGCAACGTCTGAACCTACTAAAATTGACGTAGACCGTATTTCAAAGGAAGTAGAAGAAGAAGCCGAGGAGAAAGCAGCAACCGCTAAGAAGGAAGCAGCAGAAGCTAAGAAGAAAGCAGACGCCGCAGCAGCTAAGAAGAAAGCCGCAGCAGCAGAGAAGAAGAAAGCGGAGGAAGAAGCAGCCGTAGCCGCTGAGGAATCGGATGAAGACGAGGAAGAATCACAATACACCCTTGCCGAAGTTCGTAAGAAGGCTACAGAGATTATCAAGCTTGGACTCAAGGACGAGGTACAAGGGTTGATTAAAAGCTTGGGCTTTGAAGGTCTGTCCAAGGTAACCCCTGACAAGTTCGACGACGTCATGGCAGGTCTGGAAGAATTAGAGGCTCTTGCGTAATGAGCGCCGGAGGACACGCAGAACGCAGTCATGCGAAACTAAGCGCGTCCGGCTCTAAGCGGTGGTTGACCTGTACCCTGAGTCCTTCTATGGAAGAACCTTTCGAAGATACGACAAGCTCTTTCGCAGAAGAGGGTACAGCAGCCCATGAGCTTTCCGAGATTCATCTAGCTTACCACCTTACCAACGTGTCGCCTAAGAAGCGAAAAGAGGCAATAGACAAGCTCGCTAAAGGGCCTCACTACTCACAAACGATGGAAGACTACGTTCATGAGTATGTGACGATTGTACTGGAGCGAGTCGCGGAGGCACGGAAGCGCGGCGGTGAAGTTGAGATATTGCTAGAGCAGCGGTTGGACTTCTCGGAATGGGTGCCGGATGGGTTTGGTACAGGTGATGTGTTGATACTGTCGGAGGGTGTGCTGGACATAATCGACCTTAAGTATGGTAAGGGCGTACCCGTCAGCGCAATAAACAACACTCAAATGCGGTTGTACGGTCTTGGCGCCTACAATACATACGGCTTCCTCTACGACATAGAGAAGGTGCGAATGACCATTGTACAACCTAGGCTGGATAGCGTTAGTACCGAGGAACTTACCTTGGACGAGCTGCTGGAGTGGGGTAACGAGTACGTGAAGCCCCGCGCTGAGCTGGCGGCTAGCGGTGAAGGTGAAGTCGTACCAGGTGACCACTGCCAATTCTGTAAGGCTCGTAACGTCTGTAAGTCTCTCGCAGATAGAAACCTGGAGCTTGCGAAATACGAGTTCGCAGACCCTAACATCATGACGGAGGAAGACATATCCGACGTACTCAGTAGGGTCGGGGGCTTGGTGAATTGGGCTACAAGCATCAAAGAGTATGCGCTTGAGCAGGCTCTAAACGGAACAGCATATCCAGGCTTTAAGGTTGTGGAAGGCCGTAGCTCTCGGACGATCACCGACAGGGGTGAGCTGCAAATGCGTATGTTGAACGCCGGATACGGCATGGAGGCTATCGCACCACGGGAGATGGTGAGTATGACAGCCCTGGAGAACCTGACAGGGAAAAAGAAATTCGAGGCGATCAGCGAGGGCCTTATCAAGATTAGTTCTGGTAAACCTGCACTGGTGTCCAATAGTGATCCACGTCCGGCTAAAAATTCAGTAGCCGACGCGATAAAAGACTTTGAATAGAGGAGATGGGGAAAATGGCAAAAGAGTTAAAACCAACACGCGTTATCACAGGAAAGGTGCGCTTAAGCTACGTACACGTATTTGAAAAATGGGCAGCAAAGGAAGAGGACACGCCTAAATACAGCGTTCAGATAATGGTTGATAAAGACGATAAGAAGCTGCTTAAAAAGCTCGAAGCCGCTATTGAGGCCGCACAAGAAGAAGGAAAAGCAATGTGGGGCGGTAAGATTCCACGTAAGATCAAGCTTCCTTTGCGAGTAGGCGAGGATGAACGCGATGAAGAAGAGTACCAAGACGTTATTTTCTTCAATGCTTCCAGCAATAATAAACCAGGTGTCATTGACCTGGACAAGATTGAGATTACCGATCCGGCAGACCTATATAGCGGTTGCTATGCACGAGTTAGCCTTAACTTCTACCCATTCAAAGGAGCCCAAAACGGCGTAGCTGTCGGGCTGAACAACATCCAGAAGGTCGCAGAGGGTGAGCGATTAGGTGGAAGCATGACCAGCGCAGAGGACGACTTCGACGACGATTACGAAGACGACGATGACTACGATTTGGGCTAAGCAATACAGGGGCTTCGGCCCCTACTAACCTAAAGGAGATGGATCGGATGGTTGAGCACAACGGGAAGCGGTACCAACTGTTTGCAAGGAAGGCTAATGAAGGTGATCTTATACAGGTGACAGGTCGGCATAATGGATTTGACATCCATACAGGAGGAGTGTACCAGGTAACAGGTAGACCCTCGTCCGAAGTGATTGACGAAGTGATTGACATAAGGGATGACGCTGGCGAACCTAACGCCGTGTTTGATGGGTGCTATATGGTCATGGTTCCCGAGCCTGAAACACAAATACAGGGTTTGGTGCAAGCAGCGCACCAAAACGCCGTCAATAAGGGCTGGTGGGAAAAGCCTGCAAGCTTTGGGGAATCGCTCATGTTGATTACGTCCGAGCTGTCAGAGGCTTTGGAGGACTACAGGAACGGACACGCACCAACTGAGGAATGGTACGAAGAACCTAAGAACTCACACGGCAAGTCAGTCATAACAGCAGAGAAGCAGCTCAGCCCCGAGTGGAAGCCTTGCGGCGTACCGTCCGAGCTGGCAGACGTGGTCATACGAATTATGGACATGTGCGGGCATTACGGCATTGACCTGGAACGCGCCATACAGGAAAAGATGGCTTACAACGCTACACGATCCGAACGACACGGGGGTAAGGTGCTATGAGCGTAACTCTAAAAGCTAAAATTGAGATAGCTTCCCCAATTGAGGGGTCTCTACTTCTTGAGTTAGACGATGCGAAAACCTCAGAATGCCTTAAGGCTCTCCAGAAATACGAGATGGCGTTGGAATTAGGCGTTAAAAAGATAGTTAAACCGCACGTTGATATCAAGGTTACCGCCTGGATAGATGATAATCGTAATAGAAATAAACCCGAGAAAAGCCACTTTGATAAAATTCTTGAGCTGGTGAGGGAAGATATCAAGGAATCTGAGGAGCAAGCACGCAGGGCAGGTGTAAAGCGATTAACCCCGCGAATTGTGAATTTGAAACGTGATTTAGGTCTAATCGAATGCGGTATGAGCCGTGCAATCCCATACGAGTGGGACAAGAGATATAGCAAGCAACTGGACAACGAATGGGAAGAGTACAAGCGCCTGCACGAGAAATTCAGCGGTGAGCGCATATGATATTCTGGCACTTTGGCAAACCCTACCGACATGTCAGCCGGATAGCACGTAAAGGCGAAAAGGTCGTAGTCCTAAATAAAGCTAAGCACGGAAAGGACTACGAGGAAGGCGGCATCTACACGGTGATAAAATCGTGCGAGAATACTGTACATTTTTGGGACGATGCAAAGGAACACAATCGGATGCGCCACAGTGAGTATATCGTGTTGGAGGAGGTGCACCCATCATGCCATTCATAGGAGATGGGATTTATGATAATTATGAGGCCCTACAACAATGGCTAGATTCATCTCATGAGCAGGTGTTACACTTGCCAACGGGTCGGTACAAGGTTAGTCAAACGTTGAAAGTGCGTAGACGTGGCGTTAAGATCATGGGCGACAACCTGGGCCGAGTAGAGGACGGAGCCACCATCATAGAGTTTTATGGTGAGGATGTGCTTTTCGAGTTAGGCGAGACAGGGCCAGGGAAGTACAACGGGGTGCAAGGATTCAGAATGCAGGATATATCCCTGGTATGTAAGAACGTTAGTTACAGACTAGTAAACCCCTATTCCGTAAGTGTTCAGCGAGAGAGGCACGGCGGTAGCTGCGCGGTGGTAGACCACAAAGGCGGTGGCGTTGTACTGGAGCGCGTACAGTTCGAACACTGGATGTCTGGATTTTTAGGTGAACAGAGCGATATCAATAGGTTCGTAAACTGCAACTTCTTCTATAACTCAACAGGAATACATCTTACCGAGGGGAGCGACCAGTTTACAGGAGACAGCTTGTACTTTTTGGGTAACGACAGTTCAGTGGAGGCATACGGATGCAACGGAGCGAGATTCACCAATTGCCAATTCGTTAAAGAAGGTACTCACCGTGTCGCTCCTATTTTTATAAACTATTGCAAATCCATTACGTTTAGTGCCTGCTGGTTTGAAGGGCATAGTACAACGCATGGGGTAACAGTCCCAGCCTACGCGATGATAGGTAATCAAGTCGAATGCAGAGGTGTTACGTTTAGAGACTGCACTCTGGCCCTTGCCGATCACGGAAGCGGTCAACGTGTATGTGACGTATTCGCCGTAGTCGCAGCAGCTAAAAAGGTGTTGATTGACAACCTTAACGGGAACCCTCAATACCTCTCAGCCATGACACTGGCGCAAGGTATTTACTCACAGCGCCAGATAGTCATTATAGGTAGTTTCGAGAATCCAGTTCTACACCGCCAAGCAGAAGGCTCCTCACCTTCTGACGTCAAGTTACTGAACTACTGGGGTTCTGCCAGCATAGGTGGGTCGCAATGAACTCCAGGGATGAAATACAGCTAACAGCGGGTCGGGTTGTTGCCCGACTCAAGGCCGCTGGTGTACACGTTATGAGGCTGGACGCGAAAACGTCCAATAGCGTGTACCTCAAGCTTGACAGAGGCTTAGCTGGTACGATTCGTATATCTGATCATCCTTGTCAGACTAACCGTTTGTTTCGATACAACCTGATTAAGTCGCTAGGAAACAACAGGCACGTAACGGTACGAAACGGAAAACGGTACGACGAATACCCTTTAGGCAGATACGACGACGCGATCACTTACATACTGGCTGAGCGCAAAGACCGTATCCATCGTAGATCAATCGAAGGGTATATGTTAGCAATGGACGACCAAATAAGACTAAACGCAGGTACACCAGGATTCTGGACACGTGCCAAGGAGGTATAATTATGAGATATGCAGCACTTGCCATTTTAACAGCCGTAGTCATTTATTCATCTATCGTAACGATTGATATGCACACACTTATTAAACACCAAGAGCCTAATATTTTGAGCCAAGGGAGAGGGTACAATGTTAAATAAGGTCGAGCGTCAATGCGACGCAGCGTATTACGGAGTAAGGGAAGGTGTAGACAACACACAGGCATTGCAGCTTGCTTTAGCAGCTACAGGTGAGATTGGGGTAGAGCTTGTACTACCACCACATGATATGATCATCACGGAACCCCTGAGATACTACTACTCAAATGCACTCCTTAGAGGCCACGGTCGTTACAGCCGTATCATTGCTAAAGGTGGAGGGTATACAGCCCTGACCGTAGGCCCTGGAGAGGGTAACAACGGCATAGGCAATGAGCGCGGCGGGTATCTCAAGCACTTCGTTATAGACGCAGGGCCTACTGCTCCAAATGACATGACAGCAGGACTCAAGCTGGACAACATCCGTTTCCTGCGTGTTGAGGGTATCCAGGTTGAGGGTTTCCACTTCGGTTTCGACTTGGTAAATAATTGCTTTGGGACAAGCTTCCACGACATCCGTACCATCTTTGGCGGTTGCCGAGTCGGTATGATCCAAAGAGGCCAAAAAGACGGTAAATGGGGAAGCGGTTCCGACATACCAGTGTTCAATGGCTGGATGGCTGGAACTGAGGCGGCGTACTGGATCAACCCTGGAGGCGGTGGATATAACTTCTTTGGCGGTCAGATGGGTATGGGTTACGGCCTTACAGAAAACCGCGACGACCTGGGTTGCATCGTTATAGGCAAGGACTACGAAACGGGGCAGATAGGCGGGTCAGGTATTGTGTCTATCCGAGGTATGGATTTTGAGGGCTGGAAACGTGCCTTTGCGATCCGCGGGTACGGTCGGTGCCAGGTCAGCGTTAGCAACGTAAGCTTCCTCGCTACAGATAGAGAACAACGTGCCCTAGGTGTGCTGAAAGTGACGGACGGTGAAAACGGATTATGGGCGATTACCAACTGCGCCTATGACGGTCAATACTTGGAAAAGGACTTGCTATCGCTCCAGTCTTCCGGCTCAGCTTTTGCTTACCACGAGTACAACAACCTGGCAGGTTACAACGCCTACGCTGCTGGAGTACAGATCAAAGCGGGAACTTCGCTGTCGGAGCAATCCAAAACAGGCTACGGTCTGTACTCAGGCCGACGTGCTGGTAAGCCGTACGTCGGCATAGGTGCAACGCAGATACGCGGCGAGGCTGGAGCTTTGCAGGTTAGCTTCGACTTCGGAGAGACGTTCCGTACCATCCCATCACAGAAGCAAGGCGAGGGAGAACCTAAGTTCTCGGCTAACTGCATAGGTGAGGAGTACGTAGACACGCTCAACCGCAAAGTCTATAAAGCGGTATCGGTGAATAATTGGGTAACGGTGGATGGCGTTAAAAAACTAAACGATTGGGTGGCGATGAATTGAGTAAACGGCTTGTATGGTTCTGGCTTAGGACTGCGTTACTTTCGATCATTTATGGATTGGTTTTGTACAGAGCTGCGAACATTGCGGTATGGTGGTTTTGCATAGTAACGTTTGTAGCGTTTATGCTGATCTTCTTACAAGGTCATGAACGCGGAGGGTGGAACAAGAAATGAACGTTTATCAGTGTGTAGTGTGTTGTGTGCTGTTCTTGTCCGCTGCTTCATGCTGGATCACATATTGCATTACCCACAGACCCCGTTAAGGGGTCTTTTTGTTTTGTAGGCATATTTGCTACAAAGGCACATACATATGTAACAAAGGGAGGCGGTCAGGATGTTTGTGAACATGGTTCCATTCTATGAGGTGGCGGCGGTCGGGTTGGTGGCCCATGCAGTTGAGCGTAAACTTGAGCGAGCCGGACACGGCGGAAGGGTCATACTGGTACGGTTATCGACATATGTAATTTGCGCTCTGATTACATTAGTAGAGTACGGGCATGTATTCCGATACGTTAATCATATGTTTCATTTGTAACAGCATATGCATCTTTACCTTTGTAATACAACCTAAAAGGGTTAATGGGGTAAGGTTCTAAAATTATGTAAGGAGCGACGGCGAATGATAATGAGTGGAGTGACGTTGGCGAAGTTGGTCGGGGTCGGGGTCAGCCTGACAGGTGCGTGGGCCACTTACCGTAACTTCCCAGATAAGGTGATGGTAAGGAAGCTCAATCAACTATTCAGGATCGGAGGGTTGTACTACAAATTCCAAGGCTACAAGAAACGGGAATTGCGCAACTACCCATCTGTCAAAAGGGTGGCTATGTACCTGGATCGTACGGAAGCGGTTTTTACCATTCCTCAGGGCCTTGATCCGGCAGAAATTCAAAAAGCCCATTGGTTGTTCACACAGACTTTCGGACGATGTGAGCTGCACCAGAACGACGACGCAAAGACGTTTGTCATGAAGGCTTACCGTACTGACATCGCCATGTACGATTATGACGCTGAACAGGTGGACGCAGCTATCGGTAAGCTGGCCCTGCCTGTCTACGTAGGTAAGGAGCGCGGCGGGGAGCTGGTCTACAATATGGTTGATAACCCTCACCTGCTCGTTGCAGGAGAGACAGGCGCAGGTAAGTCTGTAGCTTTACGGTCTATACTCACCACGCTGATACGCAATGTTCCTGACCTGGAACTGTACTGTGCTGACCTCAAGCGCTCAGAGTTCCACTTGTTCAAAGGGATAGCTAAAGAGGTCGTCGTCGATGCTGGAGCATTGGGTAGACTGCTTGGGAAGCTGCGACGGGAAATGAGAAAGCGCGGTGACCAGCTAGACGCAGCAGGAGAAGCCCACATTGACGATCTGCCAGCCTGGGACAGACCACCTTACATTGTCTTGGCTGTGGACGAAGTAGCGCTCCTGAAACGTGATAAGGACGTCATGGACGCCATAGAGGAAATAGGAGCTATCGGCAGGGCATTGGGGGTGTACCTAATTCTATCCATGCAGCGGCCCGATAGTGATGTGCTGGACGGTAAGCTAAAGAACAATCTAACTGTCCGGCTGGCATTCAGGCACGCCGACGGCATCAACAGCAGGATCACCCTGGGAAGTGAAGAGGCTGCATCCATTAAGCAGTCAGAGAAGGGCCGCGCCATTGCCAAGCTGGACGGACTTCACACCATCCAAGCTCCTCACCTCAGCCTGGAAGATGCTAGGGCCTTACTCGCCCCGTTCAAGCGTGCTGACGCCCAGGTGCAGAGTGAACCCGAGCCGGAGGAATATGAGTTTATTGAGGAGGTACTCTGATGAACGACCGAGACAAAGCAATTGTAACTGACATTCAGCGGTTCCGCTGTCTCACCAGGGATGATATTGCAGACCTGCATTTCGCCCACACCAAGCACCCCATAACCCAGGCCAATATGGTGCTCAAGCGGCTACGGCGTGATGGTCTGCTCAAGTGCAGCACTGAGCGCAGGAAATACGTCTATTTCCCATACGAATCTAAGGTGAAGCCAGAATCACAGAAGATCAGTCATTTTCTGGCGGTAGCGGACTTCTACAAAGAGGTAAGGGCGCACGGAGAGCCACGGGTTTTCGAGGTTGAGCCAAAGTACGGTAAGGGCATGCCAGAGCCGGACGCCTTTATGATATGGCGGGGGAATGCTTGGTTCGTAGAGGTACAGCGCACCGTCTATACGGATAAGGTCATGAAGGCGAAGCTCGACCGCTATGAGGCATATTACAATTCAGGTGAATGGGAACGTGAGCCCTGGCAACCGCCAAACAAAAAGATATTCCCCTGGGTATGGATTACAGGTATAGGCCGTTACAACCTAGGGGCTAGACCTTACCGCGCCATCCAGGACGATGTCCCTGGGCTGGTTTCCAAATTAACTCCTAAAAAGGGTTGACAAACGCAATACTCTCTTGTATGATAGCAATATCAAATCAATAGCCGCAGGGCTTTAACCTTGGAGGGGAATATGGGGAATATGGGGCGTATAAAAGTACAGAGAGTATATACAGGTAAAATTGATATGATGGGCAACCCTTCTTTTTATGACACATCACCCGGACAACCGGGGTGGGATGATTCCAAACCATTTAAGTGGGTAGAATTGCACGATTACGACTATGATTTTGACGAAGCAAGCGCCATTGATTCGATGTATACGGGGTGGGCAATACGAAACCCATAGACACCGCCTGATGATGGCTGGTTATAAAATCAGAGGAGGAAACACATGGTATACTTCATTGCAGAGTCGAGCGATTTCAACCGCACAGGTTGGCGGGTGTTCTACTCTGTCGGTAACGGCAGAGCGGCGTACTTTCCAGAACTGCACGCAAGCTATGACGCAGCGCTCAAAGCACTTGATGCGTTAAAGGTGGTGACGACCCGATGAAAAACGCATCATGGGTTGTAGTAGAGATAGCAACAGAAGATGTTGTATGTGAGCTATGGAACGCTAAGACTGTAGAATGCCTAGACACATCTAAGTACAAGGCGGTTCCTATTCTCCAGTTTCTTCAAGAGTTTAACAGAAAGGTGAAGGAAAACGATGAACATTAACAAGCTACGCTCCATATTGTACACAACAGCCCGAATCCTGGGCGATGTTAACGCAGCTAAGAAGGGTAAGCTCGGTAAACGTATAGCCAATAAGGTGATAGGCCGCGCAGTCGGTAAACTATTCAGAAAATAGGAGGAAATGAGATGAAGAAAATGTATAGCTTATTGTTCGTGGTGGGGTTGATCTTGATAGCACTGGCAGGGTGTAGCGCTGGAGAGGGTTCGATCACAAAAGAGGAGTTTGACCAAATTAAGACGGGCATGACCTACGAGCAGGTAGTCAAGATTGTAGGGTCTGAGGGTGTTCAAGCGGCTGAATCAGGCGACCCCAAGAGCAAAGAATACACCACCATATACGACTTCTCAGGCTCAGGCGAGATAGGCGCTAACGCAAGTTTCACATTCCAGGGTGGAAAGCTCATAACCAAAGCGCAAACAGGCTTACAATAAGAAAGACCCTGACCTTAATCGGTCGGGGCCTTTTTGCTATTTACTGATTTTAGCGGTCTTCGTCTTTGCGTCCCAGGACTCAACCTTACCGCCAAGAGCCTCGGCAAGCGCTCTAGCCGATACGACTGTTTCACCCTCCACGATGATTGCCGGAATGGACTTACCATTCGCTATTACAGTGGCATGCTCAAAGTTTAGTTGCACCTTCAAATCGCCCACTTTAAACCCCCCTTTGACTGGAGTGTTGAAAAGGTCTTGTTCAGCCTTCCGGCGGCGTGTCAGACCCGCTAACACCTTACCGCCAGCCTTATCGTACTTCGCGATGTTCTGAGCGATTTCAGCGTGTGTACGACCTTCACACAGCTTACGCAGATTACCAGCGCCGCAGTTATAGCAGAAGCTCACAAGCGCGTCAAACTGGTTTTGGTTGAAACCCAGTGGCACGTTATTAACAGGAGCTTCGTACCGCGCCATGTCAGCGACCAGTAATGAATCTGCGTAAGCTTGTGTAATAGTCATGCCTGGTTTGACGTCAGGGCCGTAATGGCCCCATCCGATAGTCCAATATGTTTCAGTGGGTACAGGCTTGTACGCCGTGAGCCTACAGCCTTCAAAGTTCTTAATTAACTTGAGTCCGGCCTCTGATAGCCTCATTACTCGCCATCTCCCTTCCCGATCTGTTTGGACTGCTTGACAAGTTGATTACCGTACACTGCTACAGCACCGCACAAGATGCCCTGCATGATGGACTCAGCACTGAGCCCGTTAAGGAAGATCACCATGACGATTGTATAGAGCGTGACAATAAAGACGATACTCCAGTTAGGTATCTTTGGGATAGTGCGAATCATGAACCCGAGCACCCAGGCCACAACTACCACAAGTAAAAACTCAGGCTTGATAAATGTTTGAACTACGTTCCAATCCATTACGACGTTCCCCCCATCTTAATAACAGCTACTACAGCGGCAACTACCACGCCGAGAATGGCGGTGGCGACTGTGCGCCACAACCATTTTTGCCCTTCTTCTATCCTGTCTATTCTGTGGTGTGCTGATTTAGAAGATTGAGCTGTTTCCCTTGCCATGTCTCGGGTGGATTCGAGGGTTGCCGCCATAGTGGGTATAGATTCGAGTGTCTTTTCCATTCTGCCTAGTGAGATACGCATGTCCGTTAGCAGTCTGTTTAACTCGTCCACGGCTGTCGTCTCCTCTCTCGGTGTGTCTGATATAGTCATACCGTTTATCCCCCTCTTTGAATCATGCTACTCTGTGGGCGTTTCAGGTGTTTCAGGCTCCTGTGGTTCTGTGGGTGTTTCTGGAGTCGTTGGCCCCTCTGGTTCCGTTGGGGTCGTAGGTGTAGGCTCAGGTGTAGGGTTGTAGTCGTTAGCCGATATCTTGGAGCCGTCAGGGTAGTATCCCAATTCGTACATATACGCGGCGATCTGATCCCGTAGGCCTGGAGGTCTGTCGGGAATCGTTTCCAGTGTGCGAGTGTGGTCTTGGTAAATTGCTCTTGCGTAAAGCGGAACCATAAAATGATAAGCCATAAGTTAATTTCCTCCTGCTGCTAAAGTTTCGTACAAATCTAAAATTGATTGTCTCAGTTCTTCACTTTCACTTGGCGACTGTTCGCCTTGTTTCAATAGCTCGTCAATCTCTGCTTGTGTTAGCCCTTCTGTCCATAGGTTAGGAGGCCAAGAGGGAGTCTTGAGTTCCGGCTTCTCGCCTACAG